GCGGCGCGGTTCTTGAAGTGCGGGACGTCGACGCTCTATCACTATGTGTGTCAGAAGAAGATCCCGTGCATCAAGCTCGGGGCCCGGACGCTGTTTAAGCGCTCGGAGCTTCTTTCCTGGCTCGACTGGTATCGGCAGGAACCGGTAAACGGGATCTTATCGAAGGGGGCCCGGTCGTGAAGTACTCGAAGGAGTCATTCGTCGACGAGCTCGTCGCGTGGGTGCGCGAGCAGTGCGAGGAAAAGCGATTCGGTACGTTCGGGGTCGAGATCACCATTCATGAGGGAATGCCGGTATCGATCACCAAGTGCGAGCGGCTCACCTTCAACCGGATCGTCGGCGGGATCGAGAGTAAATAGTATCGGGTCACTCGCGGGGAGCGGTCGGGGCGTAATGCCCCGACCTTTTTTTTATCTGATTACCAGTTCCAGGTAGATATGCTTTGTTTTTGAGCCGGCGAGGACGGCACAAACAATGTACGGCGCGGAGTTGTTTCCGGGAACGGTGAACTCAAGAACCCTTTTGTTTTCCACATCGCAGTCTACGGCGTAGAGAAAGGCATGGCACAGGGTCTCGATGTTCTTGACCGGGTTCTGTATACCGTTCTTTATTTCGCGGGAGTACAGGGCACCGGAGATATATACGGGCTGGTGTATTCCAAATTGCCAGGTTGTTCTGGATATGTCGTAAATGACAAATCCGTTTTCGTCGCGAATTGACGGATACGAAAAACTCCAATCATAGCGCGACCCGGTTTTTGACCATAGCTGTTCAAACCTGCTTTCTTCGCGCGCGATGTTTTCCGCGCGAACCAGTTCGAGAGTAAGTACGTCAGACATAAAATTGCTCCTTTCGCTCTTAGAGATTTCAAAGCTGATAACGCCTTGAAGTAAAAGTGCGGACTGCCCCCTTTACTTTTCTCCCGGGGGACGAAAAAAAATCCTTGGCCAGTGTCGGGTTCACGCAAGGCCGAACGGAGGAGCGTAGCGACGTAGTGAGCTTGCCTTGGCCTTGCGGGGTTCCGACACTGGCCAAATAATAGGGCCACCCCCGGGAGAAAAGATGAGCGGGCTAATCGTACACCCACGCGGGAAAATCAAAATATAGAATTAGTTCAAGTCGTAGAGCCTATGATCCAAATACTTTGGTAATTTTCCAGAAACCTCACTGGGATACTCTTTGTCTGTACGTGAAATTCTTAAGTACGTCTCTTTCCTCGTGTGTAGGGCGCGGGGAAAAAGATGGTTAAGGAGGTGAGCGGAAGATGAAGAAGCCGTATCTGTCGCTTGACGGGATCAAGCGGGCGGTCAGGTTTCTGGAAAAGCGCAAGGCGCACGCAAGCGAGACGGGAAACACCGAATGGGCGGCCGAATACGAGAACGCCATCAGGATTATCCGGAGCTTGTGTGTGCTGGAACTGGAGCCGGAAGAAACGAAACCCGAGAGGAGGTGATCCATTTCCGACGAGTGGGAACGAAAGGACGGTGAGACGAACGCGGCATGGAACGCCTTCTGCCTCTACCGTGATTACGGACGGGAGCGGGGAATCCTGAAGGCGCTGGCGCTGAACGGGATTCCCTCCTCGCGCTACGGGGCGTGGTGCAAGTGGTCGGCGAAGTATGAATGGGTGAAGCGCTGCGGCGCGTACGACACCTATCTCGACGGCTTGAGGCGCGCGGAGCGCGAGCGGGAGATCGTCGAGCGCGAGAAAAAGTACCTTGAGGCGACCGGGCTTCTTCTCGAGAAGGGAAAGCAGAAGCTCGAGACGATGGAGAAGGACGAGGTGACACAGGGGAACGCCCTTGAGTTCATCAAGACGGCCTTCGAGATCGAGCGGACGATATATGGGAAGGACGGGAAGACAGGCGACGACGCCGGGGCGGGACAGCTCGAGATCATCTTCGACGACGGATTCAAGGGTTTGTGAAGTGAGCGACTTTTCCGTTCCATTTTCCAGCGTGTTCAAACCGACGAGGGTGCAGCGCAAGGCGCTTGCGCTCCTGAAAAGCGGCGCGAAGCACGTGCTCCTTTTCGGGGGATCGAGAAGCGGAAAGACGACGATCCTCGTGATCGTCATCATCTACCGCGCGGTCAGGTATGCGGGAAGCCGCCACCTGATTTGCCGGCTTCGAACGAAGGACGCGCGGAGTTCGGTCCTGCACGAGACGATGATGCCCTGGCTCAAGAAGATTCTCGGGCCGAGGCGCTTCAAGCTCATGGTGCACGACAACTACGTAAAGCTGTGGAACGGATCGGAGATCTGGATCGGCGGGCTCGGCGACAAGGAGCAGGTCGACAAGATTCTGGGGCATGAGTACAACACGATCTACTTCAACGAGGTAAGCCAGATATCGTGGGCGGCGGTCAACGTCGCGTACAGCCGCTTGGCGATGAACGTGCCGGGATGCCGGAACATGTTTCTGTACGACTGTAATCCGGCGAGTCCGATGCACTGGGCGTACAAGGTGTTCATCCGGAAGATCGAAGCGAGAACGGACACGCCGCTCATGAAACCCGATCTCTATACCTCGATGCTCCTGAATCCCGCTGACAACGTAGAGAACCTTGCGACTGATTACATCGAGGACATCCTCGATACGATGCCGGAAAAACAGCGGGCGCGATTCAGGGACGGACTCTGGGTAAAGGCCGAGGGCGTGGTCTACGAGAAGTTCACCGAGGAGATGATCCTTACGCCCGACGAAATGCCCGTTCGATACGACTTCGTTACTGCCGGTCAGGACTTCGGGCTCAATATCACGAATGTGAAGGTGGGCTGGATCGGAAAGGCCGTGTACCTGATTGCCGATTACGGGGCGTACAACGTACCGACGCGGACGTTCAACGAGGAATTGATCGAGCAAGGTTGGTACCGGAATGACGATGGCTCCGTGAATGTTTTCCCGACCTTCTGCGATCCGGCAGGCGGGGAACGCATTCAGGAGATAACCGGAGGCGTTAAGGCAAACAACTCCGTCGACAGCGGTATTGATTATATCTGCGCGCTCATGGAGCGGAAGCAGTTTTTCGTGTGCTCGAAATGCACCGGGGTGCTGCAGGAGATCGCCGACTATGCGCGGGATGAAGCGAATCAGATCGTGAAGGTAAACGACCATTACATGGACGCCATGCGCTATGCGATCTTCAGTCAGGTGCAGTACGGAATCGTGTGCGCATAAGGATTTTTCGATTGTCCTTTCTAAACGGGGTGATACAGTGAGGGAAAATAAAGTTAAAAATCAACGAATAGGAGGTTATCAGCTACGACTGGAAACCTATGGGGACAACGTCTTGAAGGCGACGAATACCCGATGAGGTTTGCGCAATTCACTGCCGGGATACGAAAGGCGCTCGAAGGCTTTTCTACAGCTTCACAGGAATGGGATACCGACCTTGATCCCTTCGCAGAGGCGATGCATATCCCTGGACAGCAGGATTACTACCTTACCCATGCATGGGTAAACATAGCGATTGGCATTTTAATGAGAAATATCGGAAGGACCGAGTTCGTCATCTCAAGAGATGGCACGAAGATCGGTACCGGTCCGGTATACTCGCTTTTCAATCAGCCCAACCGAATCTTGAACCGGTACGATCTTTGGAAGGAAACGGGAGCGTGGTGGTTTCTCGAGGGAGAGGCCTTCTGGTACTTCGGGCAGCAATACGCCGGAGGATTACCGGAAGAACTCTATATTCTCAACCCGCGTCGCATGTCGATGCGAGTTGAGGAAGGTTCCGTTACTCGATGGTTTTACACCACTGATACTGACGTAGTACCGATCCTTCCGGACGAGATCGTTCATTTTCGCGAGTGGAATCCATGGAATCCCTGGCGCGGGGTTTCGCCGCTCGTCTCTTTAAGATATGAACTCGATCAGGATTCATGGGCTAACAAATCTAACTCAGACCTTCTTAAGCATAACGCGATTCCACAGGGGATTCTCAAGACTGACCAGTTAATCCGGGAAGAGGAAGCCGACCTCATCGAGGCGCGGTGGGAGCGTAAGTACGGGAAGAACGCGAAGAACAGAAAGATTGCGGTGATCGGCAAGGGCACGGACTTCAAGCCGCTTACCTTTTCGCCCGACGTATTAAAACTGTTTGACCTCAAGCGTTGGAACCTGTACACGATTCTCGCCAAATATGGCATCCCTCCCCGCGTAGCGAACATTCAGGACGCAAAGGCAAATCTTTCGGGCACCGATACGGAAAACCAGCACGCGGCGTTCTGGAAATACACATTGATCCCCATACTCAAAAACTTCGAGATGATTACGGAAGCGCAGTTTTTCAGACGTTTTGGACTATCAGAACGGGGTAAGTTCGATCTGTCATCCATTCCCGAACTACAGAAGAGCGAGGATGAACAGTCAAAGCGTGACATTGAGGAAATGGCTGCCGGCCTGAAGACAATCAACGATGTACTCGCAGAACGCGGCAAGCCGTTGAAATCATGGGGCGATACCTGGTATCGCCCGAAAAATGTCGTTCCGGTCAACGGCGTTCAAGGGGACGACACTGAAAAACAATCATAAAGCGAGGGTATGAATGAATTCATTACGCGTGTTGCTTTTTGGTTTTTGCAATATGGCGGAATATATCGTCGCGCCGTTGGTGCGCGAGATCGTGGGAGTGCGCGAAGTCGAAACGGTCTATAGCATGAAAGAGCTCTCCGATATCGACAGCGACCGACTCGTTGACGTGCTCGTCTTCAACGCGATGGCAATCGGTTTCAATATGGACAATCAACTGCAGAGGATGAAGCTTCAATTTCCCGAAGCCTTCTTTGTCTGTATTTCTCCGTACCCGTTGTCGGAGTATATCTCGATGAAGTTCATGAAGAGCGGTATCGATGTCCTGCTCTCGAACATCGAGTGCAAGACCGAGTATCAGCGGGCCGTCGCCGCAATTCAATACCGGAGACGGTATTACCCTCCGTGCCTCAGGCGCATGATCGAAGAGCGAACATGTATCGGTGACAGGGGATTCCGTTTCTTGACCCGCAAGGAACACGCGATGCTCGTTTTGACATTGAAAGGGATGACGCTCAAGGAAATTGCGCATGAGCTATCCGTCGCCGAGACGACGGCATGCACAACGAGAAAGCACGTGTTTAAAAAAATCGGGGTGCAAAGTCTCATTGAACTCGTGAGGGTCGGCTATCACTACAACCTGAATCATGTGGAGGAATCGGAATATGCTATGTAGATTTTCGGGCGAAACTGGCTATAAGCGGATACAAGCGAAAGCGTTGACCGATTTCCTGAAACAGAACGTCAAGGATTCCGGCGGCTTAAAAGAACCTGTGGAGATAATCCTCGCGGGATTTCTCGGGAAAGACGTATCGGTTGACGGCGACCTCTTTCCCTGGGTGTTCTCGACCTACGACAATGACCGCTTCGACGAGCGCGTCGATCCCGCAGGATGGGAGCTTGACCGGTATTTCGAGAACCCGGTCGTGCTTTGGGCTCACTGCCACAGCATACCGGCGATCGGGACGGCGAGCGAGTTGACCACGACCGATTGCCTTTCCGGGAAGATCAAGTTCAACGCGAAGGAAATCGACGAGTTCGGCTGGTCGATCGGCGAGCGCGTGAAAGCGGGCGTAATCCGCGCGGGAAGCGTCGGGATGCTCGTGAAGGAGATCGAGTGGATCGACCACAAGAAGAATCCGGAAGAACCCTGCGACCTCATCATCAGGAAGCAGGAGCTTCTGGAATTTTCGATATGTAACGTACCGGCGAATCCCTTCGCCTTGCGCGATGAAGATTCGCAGAAACAAAAACGAACCGGCGCCCCTACCGCCCGTTCAGTTCAAGGCGGCCATTGGCCGCTTTCCATCATTAACTGAAACGGAGGACGACATGGGAGACGTGATGCTTCAAACCCTCACGGACAAACTGAAGGGCATGAAGCGCGTGGAAAAGACCGGCTTTACGACCGAGGAAGCGGCGGCCGACTACTTCGCCGAGAAGGAAGGCATTCTCGACGAGGTGGGAAAGAGCCTCGCCGAAGTGAAGAGCGCGACGGCGACCGAACTTGAAGCCCTGAAGGGGACGCTCAAGGAGATGCGGCTCAACCTCAAGGGCGAAGCTTCAAACCCGAAGGAGCTGACCCGGAGCGAGCTGTGCTACCAGCTCGGGAAGGCGATCGCCGCCGCCTGGACGGGGAACCTCCAGACGCTCGGCGAACTCAAGTGCAGCCCGAACCTCAAGAGCGACAACTGGAACAATCCGCGTGACTTCAACTGGACCGCGGACAAGGGCTTCCAGCTTTCAAACAACAAGGCGGCGCTCGGAGAGCCGATGGGCAACATGGCGACGAACGAGCAGTACCTCATCAACCCGATCTATGAGTCAGCGATCATGCAGGACGTGGCAAAGCAGTCGGTGATGATGAGCCTCGTGAAACACCGCCCGATGACGGGCCCGAGTATCTTCCTGCCCCAGCGCGAGCGCGGCGGAGTCGAGCTCAAGTGGCTTACCGCCTATGGCCAGAAGATCGACGGCTCGAAGCCCCAGGGCGCGACACGGGTCGAGCTCAAGGCCTACACCCTCGCGGGCTTTATCCCGTGGTTCGACGAGTTCGAGGAAGACGTATTCGTCGACCTCGGCTCGATGTTCATGGACGAATTCACCGAGACCTACGCCCTCGAGTTCGACAAGCAGTGCCTCCTTGCGAACGCCGCACCCTTCACGGGAGCGTTCAACGCGGCTGACATCAAGACGAAGACGATCGGCGGGGCAGCCGCGACGGCGCTCACTTACAAGGATCTCCGCGAGGCGGTTCTTATGGTTCCCGCCGAGGAACGCAAAGACTGCCGGTGGTTCTTCCACGAGTCAGTCCTCGCGCACGTGACCGGGATCGTCGACGCGAACGGCCGCCCGGTCTGGCGCGGCCCGATGGACGGAAAGCCCGGCACGGTGGACGGTTATGCCTACACGGAAAGCCACATCCTCCCGCAGATGGGCGACATCATGGCGAATCAGGCTTTCGCGATCTTCATGAACCCGAAGCGCATCATCCATGGAAACCGGAAGGGCGTCGAGATCAAGCGCTTCGACGCAACGACCGAGGCGCTCGAATACGGGGAACTCTTCCTCCGGTTCCGGAAACGCGACGGTTTCCTCGTGACGCGGGCGAAGGGCAACATGGTTACCCTGAAGACGGGGGCGTAAGGATGGGATATAACGTAAACCTTTTGAAAGTACGACCCATACTGCCGAAACGAGCCGCGGCGGGCGTGGCGATATACTGCCTAGTAGTGCCGGCGACCGACCAGCGCGCCACGATACCCGCCATCCGGCTCCATACGGGCGCGGGCGGCGGGAACCTGTACGTACTTCAAACCGAGACGACCTTCCGGTTCAGCCTGACCACCAAAGGCGCAATACTAACGATACCGGGCATCAGGTCTGGCGTAACCGGACAGTTCGTCGTTATTCGGTATTCCGGAGGCGAGTCCCTCCTTGGATTGGTAACTGCCCAAAACGGCAATGTGATAACCCTCGACACCCCGGTAGAAGCCACGCAAACAGCCATGCTCTACTTGATGGGAAGCTTGTTCGACGATGAAACAAGCATCTTTCAGCTTACCGTCTCGGGGAGGACAATCCTCGAAAGCGACTGTCCCGGCGTTGTGGCCGGAAAGGAACTTGGTTGGCCGGTAATGCTATTCCTTGAGAACACCGACGGGAATGAGGAGATTGAGGGAGGTACGATCGCCTTTATCGGGGTTTAACAAAAAGCAAAGACCGGCTCGATTGGGCCGGTCTTTTTGCATCGAGTGCGAGAATTCAGCGTGATAGGATTCGCGTAAGTATTTCTTTACTGCGATGCTGACTTTCTTCCACATCGGGGATCAGTTTTGAACGTGGGTTCGGGAAACTGGCGGAGGCTTTGAGCGCCTCAATGAAACGCTCGGCTGTCGCATCATCCGAAATAACGTTTTGATACGTAAATGATTCGGTCGGCATCATTTTCCCCTGAAAAAAGTAACCCGCCGATTTGAGGGTGCCGTTCAGGAGAACGCCATAGCCTTGGCAGGTTTTGTTAGCTCAACTATACCCGCTACCCCGTAATTGTCAAGTTCGGTTATGAAAGGAGGTCATTTGAACGATCTTATGCAATTTGAGGATGTCTCCGAGATTATCGGCCTCGACGCGCGTGACGAAAAGCGGAACCGGCTATTACTGAGCGCGGTGTCGGAGGAAATTTGCCAGTTTCTAGGTCGGAACCTGCTTACAGGAACGGCGACCGAGCGCATGTATACCGAAAAAGGCTGTTTCTATCCGGAACAGTACCCGGTCCGTGAGTTCACCGAGATCGTGGACGACCGCACGGGAACGCACCTGGAACTCAGCCCTGAAAGCGCCATTAGAGCCATTTTCCGCCCCGACGCACATACCAACCGATCCTATCGGCTACAGGTCGAGAAGGACCGGATGATCCGGTACACCTACCGGTACGGGTATGAACTTGCGGAAGTCCCCGCCCTGATTCAGGCTTGCGTCCTCGACCTGATGCGCGATCGCCTTGAAGGCTTTGGCTCGAAGACCGAAGAGGACGAGAAGAAGGCCGACCGGCTCAAGGATATCAACGTGTACAGGAGGCTTTACCTCTAATGATAGACATACCGGAAGAGCGAATCCTGAAAGAGATCACGGATATCCTGATGAACGACCTCCCGAAGGTCCTTCTGGAGCTTGAGGAACAGTCGGAAGACAGTATCCGCCTGCCGCCCTTCCGGTATGTGGGTCTGGAAGAGAACTTGCCACCGGGAACAAGCATGCCGTATGCGTTTGTGGAGATTGAGGAGGGGGAGTACACGGAGAAGGACAGGATCGTGAAGAATGTCAGGTATAGGGTGGGAATTACCGTGAAAATCGGAGAGAAGCAGCTGGTTGTTGGTATTTAGGC